GAGAAGAGCGTGTGCTGAACCCCCCCCCAGGCCCCCCCCTGGATGTACCAGGAGGGGGAAAAAAATGGCTCCAGGGGTTACCTGGAGCCAAATAGAGGCATTAGGGATTAGCCGGGGCGCCGCCTGGCGCCTGCGGCGCCGGCGGCGCCGGCTTAGCCTCAGCCAGGCCGAGTTTGACAGCCTCAGCATAGTTTGAAGGATCAGAACAGAACTCGAGGAGCCGTTGAGGGTCATTAGCGAACCGATCACGCACAGCCGAAGGCAACGTGTTAAAGGTAGCTTGAGCCGAGACAACGAGCTCGAGAGCATGTTTGTAGTCAGGGACAGTAGAGGCGTCGAAATATTGACCGGCCCGGCGAGAGAGAGGGGGAAGAGAACCCGTTTTGAGGTAACGGGACATAATGCGGTTGATATCACAGTCACCCGCAAATTGAGATTTAGTGCGACCAGGGCCGCACACCAGGACATGTTTATTCTTGGACATGGTTACACCTCATTTCATAGAAGCGGAGGCCGAAAAGATACCTTTCAGCCGCCGGAGAATGGCCTCAGAAAATATGGCCGCACCAGACTTGGATTCCAGATCAGACACAGCGCCCTCGAAGGGCGCACGCTTTTGACTCATAAAAGCCTCAGCGTCCGCCTTAAGAGCATTGAACGCCTCCCGCAGGGTGATCTTCTCCTGGGTGCGTCTTGTTTCCTCGACCAGGTCAGTTTCCGCCCGAAGCTTAGCCGCCTGGGCGGTAGTAGCGTCGGTTGAAGCACCAACTTGACCGACTTGAGCCTGGGAGACGGCAGTATCCGCCTTGGTCTTTTTGGTAGCGGCGGCAACTCCCAGGCCCCCAAGCACTGACGAGATCACGCCCATGGCCTGTTGAGCGTTGGGGCCCCCCTTACCCATGTTTTCCGCCGTGTAAGCTTGACCAGAAGCCGAAGCGCCCGATGGTACGGACGCCCCGCCCTGAGTAGCGGCTAACATGGGATTGAGACCAGCGGCTTTCATGTCTTGCATAGCCCGCTGGTAGGCAGTGTTACTCATACGTTCCTGGAACATCATCTGCTTATCCGCCGAGTAGTCACCGAAGCGCATGGCCTTCTCAGCAGAGGCGGCATTCTCACGATTCGCGAGCATGGCCCCCCCAGTAGCGGCGTCCCCGGAAATGAAGGACGCCGCAATCGGGAGAGCGTGAGTGTTCCAGGATTGGTTCATATCCTCCAGGAAGCTCATGGGAACCTCTAGAAGTGGTCAATCAGACCAGGAACACCGAACACCGGCATGGGACGAGCGCAGTTCATCCGGATATGGGAGTCGAAGAGGAAATGCGGCTCAGTGGGAGTCTGCACGACCCGATCAACCGGCGGATCATCCTGGATGAAATCAGCGCCGAGGGTCGGCAGGCTGCCGAACTCCTGGGCGAGGTGCCAGACGTCCAGAGACGAGGCGTAGGTCGAACGGAACTGTCCGGTAATCCTGGAGGGCTTGTAGCGGTACTCAGCGAAGCGCTCCTGGTAGCCGAAGGCCTCATCGTCCGTGGCGTTACCCTGGGCATAGATTTCTTTGTTGAGGACAGCCTGCTCACCCAGGTGAGCCAGGGAAGGCCAGAAGAAATCGTACCTGGTACGACGAGAAAACATCCGGTCAAGGCCCTGCTGATAATTGAGGTCAGCACGAACCGAAACCAGACCGATGATGAGGCAATGCTCAGTGAAGCTCTTCACGAAGCCATTGCCGGAGCCAACAGCGACACCGAAACCAGCGACGTTACCCTGGGGAGTGCCGGTAGCGCCGGTGGCCGACTGCTGGGGAACCGGGTGGACATTGACCGAAATCTCACCACCACCCAGGAACTCAGGACGCTGGAGACGGGCGTCAGGGGAGACAACGCCGAAATGCGAACGGACAAGCTCAGTGTAGCGAGTGCCGCCCCGGGCGTCCCTTTCAAGCATACGCTGGAGCTGGAACGCTTCACGGAGGGAATTGATGGTGGAAGCAGTGGCGGCAGTCAGATCAGCTTCCCAACGTCCGTTGGGATCGATCACAGAAAGAGCCCCGCCAGGCTGGGAAGTGAGCTGGCCGGAGGCGGAGCTGGACACAGTGGCGCTGTTTGATGTCGCTCCGGTCGCCGCAAGTCGGAGGATATTGGGATTGGTGTCAACAGTATGAGAGACAAGGGTGACAGGGGCAGTGTCACCCAGGGGAAGGGTCACAGCATCGCCCTTCTGGGGCCAGGGAAGGCAGGACGTGAAATAGTCGTGACGCTTGCCACGCCGCTTGAGAGCGTAGTCAGTCGTAAGGTCAGGGCCGTCGTCACGATCAACGACGATGGAGTCCTGGAGATTCTCGTCACGGAACCACTCATTCCAGATCAGATTGTAAGCACGATGGAAGAGCGACGAGTGAGCGAGAGAGGCAACGCCAGTCGGAATACCCATGTAGTCCGAGAGAGAGCCGACCAGGTGACCAGTCACGGCCGGGGCCGTCATCTGGGGAACCAGGTAGTCGATCGAGTCACCAGGATCGATTTGCTCGCCCATCATTTTGACGAAATTGTCCCACACCAGGCGATAAGGAACGGCGAAGTAAAAGAAGTCCATGAACATGTTGTCCATGGGAGCCTTAATAGGTGTAGCGAGACGAGCGAAGGCCGAGACGTTGACGTTGAAGGTGTCGCCAGGGAGAGCCTCGTCAACCAGGAACGGAACCAGGTAACCGGCGTCGAAGGTGGTCTTGTAGCCGTGTGACCGGTCGAAGGACGAGCGTTGAAGCTCGACCTGGGGAACCTTGGCGAACGAGTGCTGGGTCATGGTAGTACGCATTTATTCCTCAGAGAGAGAGAGGGCAGGACGATCAGCAGGAGAGGCAACCTTGGAGGGATCGTCAAGCTCCCAGGCACCGATGACACGTTCAGGAACAGAGGCCAGACTGTACTTGGCGTCCTGGTCATCGAAGTAACCCAGGAAGAAAAGCATGTAGTCCATCTTGTGCTTGTAAAAGCCAGACTGGGGATTGGAGCAGGCGTCACCGAAGTTCCGAATGGCCTGGCCACGATTGGCGGCATGGAACGGATGCAGAAACGCCTTGGCAACGGAATCATACACGGAGAAAACTTCAGCCTTCATCTTCGAGACTCCTAGGCAAGAGGTTAAGCCTGGCAAGGGCGATGACTTCTTTGTCATCGAGACGAGCCAGGGAGGATTCTTCGTCGAACTCAGTCGGATCGACGGACCGCCGAGCCTTCACTCGAGCGAAGCCGTCAGGATCAGCAGACTCATGCAGACCATCGTAGAAGCGTGGGACGCGAATCTTGCGGCCCCGCACGACCACGAAGTCATCGGGATAAATTTCATGCTTCCATTTTTGGTAGAAGCCAGTCCCGATACCAGGGCGACGACTCATAGTGACGTATTCAGGGAGACGACCCTTGTAGTGTTCAGCCGCAGGATCACCGGTCACCTTCTTCATGATGTACCGAGCGACATAGGCAGCAGACTCAAAAGAGACGTCACCGACAAAGACGTTACCGAGGCCCCACAGACCGAACAACTCCTCAGAGGTGAACACCGGGAAACCAGACTCACCATTCCGGTAGAACTTGCGATCCGGAGCGTCATAGCCAAAGAGAAGAGCGTGATAATGGGGACGCTTATTCTTGTCCCCGTACTCCCCGCAGTGGAAGAACCGAACCTTCCGGTTACCCAGGTGCTTACGCAGACGCTTCATGAAGAGCTGAAAGTCCCGAACAACCAGAGAGCCGTTGGCCGGGACATGGACAGGATCGTAGGTCAACGTGAGGTAGCAATTCTCCTCATGGAGAGAAGCCTCATGCAGACAACGAGTAGCCCATTGACGTGACCTTTCTAACCGACATCCGACACACCGACCACATGGCAGGGTGAGGGGTTTATCCTGGAAGCCGTCCGCCCGTTTAAATACGACGGGATGAACGAGCCGAGGCTCTTCTCCTGGATCACGCTTCCAGAACTTCTGACCCCGCCACGCTTGCAACGGGTAGTAGCAGGGCATAGGGTCACAGTCGGATTCCGCCCCGCATGGGGGCAGAGGACGTGTTTCGGGGGTGAACCCCCGAGGCGGTACTAAAGTCCCGCCGAGAGTGCTTGTGATTCATCTTGTGACGAAAAGCCATTGGATCACCTGAAAAAGAGGAATGTCCCCAGGACGCAGTATTATACTGGGCTTCGCCCAGACCCGCATTTAGGCGTCACTTCTTGCGGTACTTACCAGCGATCAGGGCGGAAATAACACCACCCACAAAGAACCCAAGTTCCTTGAGAATCGCCATCCAATCGATAGCTTCCATGGTCAACACCCCCTTTCAACGGAAAGAGTAGCAAAACCAAGAGAATCCTAGCACAGAGACTGAACCAGGGCAAGCCCGGTGTCAGTCAGCACACTTACAACGAGAAGAGCGTGTGCTGAACCCCCCCCCAGGCCCCCCCCTGGATGTACCAGGAGGGGGAAAAAAATGGCTCCAGGGGTTACCTGGAGCCAAATAGAGGCATTAGGGATTAGCCGGGGCGCC